TCTGCATGACGTCAAGCGCTTCGGGCTCAAACTTCAATTCCCATCCCAGCGGTGCAAAGACTTGGGTGTTCAGCGTGTACTCATAGGTGCTAAGCCGTGGAATCACGGTTTCACGCCAGAAGCTTTGTCGGTCGCTGTCTGCCGTCGCATAGTTCGCCGCCGACGCTTCAAGCATGGTGCGGGGCACGCCGTACGCCATGCCGACCGATGTCACCACACGCTCATACAACTCTGGCATCTGCATCGAGTTGAGTGGCGGTGTGAGTTGCTCAATCTTAATGTCCGGACTGCGCATGAAAATCATGCGGAATGCGTTGATAACACCACCGCTCGCCGATGCTTTCATGTCGGTACGGAAACGCTGAAACTCCGCTTCGTCCATGCCCTCGGGCAAGTTCATCACCGTCACTGGCTGTGCGCCACCTTCGAAGAACGCCGCCGCAAAACGGTTAAGGTAATGCTCAAGCTTTGCGGACGACAGTGCGACGTGCGCTGCACCAACGCCGGGCCCGATGTCATCAACGTAGCTTTGCTCACGGAAATACACGACGTCGTCAATCGACCACGGGCCGTATTGCTTGCCGTTGATGGCTTGGGTAAATGCGGCGCCTCGCAGTGGGTCTTCGAGCGTCGCCCGATCGGTGAGCAACTGCACATTCATCGTCGTGGGGTTCAGTGGCACGAAGCCAACGAGGCGCCGACCTTTGTAGATTTTGTACCAATACGCACCGCCAGTAATCAGCATCCCCCGCTCTGCTTCCTTCATCAGGTAGCTCAGTGGTTGCAGAAATGGCCATGGTTGCTCTTCGCCTTTGTAGTACATGCGGTACGGCACGGTGCTGATGGCATCGGCACGCAGGTTGGTGGCACGGTACAGCAATGGGCTGACGAGGTAGGCATCAGCGGTGTTCGTGATGCGTCCCTGCCGTCGCAAGCTGTCGAACCATGCCGGTAGTGATAGGTTCATGCAAATCCCCATTCTATACGTGGCTTACTCATCATCGCAATGGCGCCCGATGCGGCGTCAACGTAGTCGTCATGTTGCCCAGATGGGAACGCCACGACTTCGTCAAGAAATTGCCGTGTCCATTCCCCCGCAACGAGACGCACCGCTCCCGCCTCGGCACGCGCCGCCCACGGCATTGCCCGACTCTGCTTGTCTTTGTCCACACGGATACCCCGTATGGTATGCCCAACGAGCGCAGGGTCTCGGCGCAGTTCCTGCACGACGGCTAAACCGTGCAGTGCCTCTTCAATGCCGTGCTGTACTTTGGGCTCGGCTTTAAACGTCGTCAGCATGATGCGTCGGACATCGGGCCACTCGGCTTTGACGTGGATGCCAGCGTCAAGATACACAACACCATCACGCCCGAGCGCCGCTTTGACCGATGCGGTGTAGTCAGCGCTGGTCTTGGTTGATGTGGCCAAATCCCAATACCGGTGCCACGTCAAGTCATTGGGCGGTGCGTCAACCGTGCTGAACCATTGGCGCTTGAAGAGTTGCCCGATCGGGTCAGTGAATTTGCCCTGCACTTCCTGCTGATACATCTCGGATGTCATCGACTCTTTCAGCGTGGCGACGAAGTGACTGGGCAAATACGGATTATCGGTCGTCGATGATTCGACGATGCTGTAATCATCGCCACCGTAGAGCCAACGTTCGTACAGCCAATTCTTACCACGTGGCGTCGTCGTTGCGATGGCCTTGCCCGGCTGATGTCGGAGCGTGGCAATCGCCGTTGGCCAGATGTCGCTATCCATCATCGCCGCCTCATCAAGCCAAAGGAATCCGACGTTTGCGCCACGCAGACGGTCGGGGTTGTCAGCACTGCGAAAGATGATGCGCCGGTCGCCGATGAGCTTGAGCTCAAGGTCTGATTTATTCCATGCCACGGCAACGCCCATCTGTGCAACAAGGCTCAGCACCGTTTCCATCGCGCCCAAGCGAAGCATGGGATACGTTGGCGCAATGATGAGCGATGTGGTGCCAGCGCTTTGGCGTAGCACTTCGATGGCGCCCGCTCTGGTCTTACCACTGCCACGACCGCCGACAAAGAGGCGGAAGCGGTGCGGATCATTCCAGAATTGTTGTTGTGGCGCTGTCTGCCGACTGTGCTTGACCGTCAGGGAGGGTGAGGTCGATGACGTAATCGGTAGGTGCGCTAGACGTTGTGACATGGTAGCTGTCCCTGTAGCTCGGGTCGAGCTTCTTGAGCATGAACATCAGCAGAATATCCGAGCCAGCCTCGGCGCGTTTAATGGCGACGGATTCCAAGCGGTCTTTCAACTTCTCCCTGCCACGCTCTCGCGCTTGATGCACCAAGGCGTCAAGGTCTGGGCGCAGCTTGAGCAAATGCGTATACGTTGGTGTGTCAACGCCGACCGCCTCGCACGCTGAGCGGAATGTACCGGTTTCCTCAACAGCGACGATGAGGTCGTATATCTTCTGCTCCGTTGCTGGCGTGATGCCCTTCTGCAATCGTGGCATCGTTACGCCACCGGTCGGTCAGTGATGAAGCGCAAAAGCATGTTGACAATCGCCAATGCGCCGGCAATCTGTCCGGTGTAGGCGCTGAACTCGGGCCACTGTGCGACGGTGCCCAGAATCATGATGAGCAATGTCAAGGCGTTGACCCACAGGGTCTTTGATTCGTACCACGGCTTTGGATGCATTATTAGCCTCCCATCAAATAGCGCACAAATAATGGAATGATGACCGATGCCAGAATCAGCCCGCCCCATAGATAGTTGATGCGTTGCTCAACTTCTTTGACGCGCGCATCCATCTCGCGGAATTGCTTATCGCCTGACTCGAGGCGTCGAATGATGGTGTCAATCTTTTCCTCAAGGCGGGCCAGCTTTACTTCCATGCTCTCCGGTGTCATTTACGCACCTCCCATGCGTTGCTGTAAATCGAGTCGCACCCGGGTCATGTCGATTTGGACACCGGGGCAGGTTTTGCGTGACGGCACCTCACGGTGTCCGATCAATGTCTGTTTACTGGGCACAATGCCACGCCAGCGGAACAGCGCTTCAACGGTGTCGTACACCAGCGCTCGTTCAGCGTCTGACCATGGTCGGTAATCGAAGTACCCGACGACCTCAATACCCCACGCCCACGCATTGGCGGTGGTGGCGTGGATGCCACGTTCATTCAGTGCGGTCATCTGCCAGATGCCGTCGTCAGCGGGGTTCGGTGCGCCAACGCAGAGAAACAGGTGCGGACCGCTGTCCCAGCCTAGTCCCTCATAGTATTGCTTGATGCCGGTCATGGTTTGCGCACCACGCCAGTGGCGAGGCTCGGGGCGGTAGGTGTGATGAATCACTGCGCCCTTCGCCCATGACGCAATGCTTGGATCATGCTGAGCGAGGTGCGCTTTAAGGTCGGCAGCCGTGCGCCATTGTCGCAAGTCCCAGCGGAAACCATCGCTCTTCGGTGTTGGTTTTTTGTTGGTCATGGTCGGTAGCCTTGCATGATGCGACGCATGGCGCCACGCATTGATGGCTGATTGTAGATGAATTGTAGTTGGCGATTGGTCACGCTGAGCCAGCCGTGGACGTTTTCAAGCGCAAACAGAAATGTCCATGGTGCCGTGGCGTTACGACGATACCAGACGTGGATGCCGAACACCTTCGGACGCAGTCGGGCGTCGCTCATTGATGTGGCCCATTGTTGGCCAATGCTGTCCTCTACGAACGTGGTTTCGGTCGGCGTGTAGGTTCCGCCGGGGATGTTGAGTGGTTGGTCAGACATAAGCCCTCCTCTGCTTTCATGGTACGGATGCTGTCAAGCACATCGCTACAACTCCATCGGGTTCTGATTCAGCCAGTGCAGGATACGACGCTCGGCAATGTCCACATACTCAGCGGTGATGTCGATGCCCACAAAGCGCATGCCCTCGAGCATGGCTGCGCACCCTGTACTGCCACTGCCCATAAACGGATCGAGCACGGTGCCACCCTTTGGCGTGACGAGGCGAACGAGGTGGCGCATGAGGGTAATGGGCTTGACGGTGGGGTGGTGGTTGGCTCGAGATGACGGTACACTCGGCGTTTGCTGTGGTAACGCACCTTGCTTTTTCTCGCTGTAAATCAGTACACTTTTCTCTTGCATCCCATCTAACCCCGCCTCACGCTCAGCCCGCGACGCTTTGGCGATGTAGAAAAAGCGTGAAGCGCCGCCGGAGTCGGTGTGGCCTCGCACCTGCGCTGTCTTGCGTGGCGCCATAATACCTGTAATTCCTTGCACATTTTGGCCGTTTCGATTTGCAGATGCACTACTCACACTGTGCCCACTCTGCTCATCCAGCGCTTCGGCGGCGTGTTCGTCGAGGATGACGTTGGCAGGCCAGCGGCCGGTTGTGTGGTCTACGCCGGTGCGAGTAAATCCATCTTGATAGATATCATTTTTAATTTTTTTTCCAATGTGATTAGTGAGTTTATTGCCACCGCCAATGCCTTTATAATCGCCATCCTCAACACTCACCCTGCACCCATCAATGTTGAGCGCACCGGTGCCCCACGTCAACACATTGTCGGCGACGGTGCCGGTCAGTGGCTTACGGGCGAGCACTGCCGGTTCGTGGGCGGGTTTGAGCGCAGTGCCGTAGCCGTGCCACTGCTGTGCCTCGGGCGTGGCGGGGTCTCCTTTGTCAGTGCGCTCGTAGTGCTGACCGAATGACCTCTTAATATCGTTTTCGTGTGGCGCTCCCGCTCTTCCTCGCCATATCCCCGCTTGCTTATCAATCGCCTTGCTGACATCGAGGCTTTTCGGAAACCCACTGCCATACATCCAGATGATGCTGTCACGAATCTCAAAGCCTGCATCCTCAATGGCCACGGTCATACGGTGATACGTCCGTGTGCCACCAAAGGCGACAAGGTGCCCACCTGGCTTCAGCACACGCAGGCACTCTGTCCACAACGTTGCATCATACGCAATCCCCGATGCGTCCCAGCGTTTGCCCATGAAGCCGAGTTCGTACGGCGGATCGCACACAATGCTGTCAACGCTGTTATCATCCATCGTTTTCAGCACGGCCCGATTGTCGCCGTGGTGGAGTTGGTAGCGCATCACACCCTCGCTTTCACAATGTCGGCAGCACGAATCATGTCAAACACCAACTCCAAATCTTTCCGCGATGGCCGTAAGCGATAGTATGCAGTGTCAATTGACACGGCTTGCAGATGCCATAAA